AATCTGGTATTCCTGCTTGATCAACAGGTGCATTTGTACCTTCAGGTGTAAGTAAGCCTGGCATATAATTATTCATAATCATGTTACGTTGCCAGGTAGGCATTGTACCTTGAAACCCTTGTAAATAATCAGGACTACCAAAACTAGTATTTTGAATACGTTGTTGTAAATCTGCTGTCATTGGGTTTGTTAAAAGTGCCATTATCTATATCCTTCGTTTGTAGCTTCTATATCAAGTCCTTGTGCATCATTCCACTCTTTGTTTGCTGGAACTTGTATGTTAAATTTAAAATATCGTGCAGATCTATGGAATGGTATTGTTCCAGTAGAATGCATTGCATTTTCACTTGTTGTTGCTGAAGTATCAGCTATTTTATTTTTATAAGTTAATGATCCTGTAGCATCATCAGTATCTATAATAGGTCGTACATGTGTAATCATAGAACGACTATTAGGAAATAATTCTGTTTGACCTGTACCTATTTCAGCTTTTAATGAGTTACCTTGAAAAGCTCCTAGTTTATGATCTGTTCCAAATACACCAAATGATCTAAGCCCACCAGACCAGAATGCACTATCCAATGAAATAGTAATTGCATCTAAATCATTTGCACCTGATGTTGGATAATCATCTAGTTCTTCTAATGTGTAGCCAGGAGTTTGATAATCTATCATATACTCATGATCTATAATTACTAATGACCATCTGTTAGATTCATAATGATATACAAGTATTTTATCATTTTGAGTATCAGAGTTAGTTCCTGTTTTAGATGGATAAGACCAACATATTAATTTGTTTTCTCTATCAGCAGTTGCTTTTACTCTTTCTCGTTTAGCAAACTTTAAATCATCTAAAAAGAAACGATCTACTTTACCATTACCAATAGGTTTAGATGATGAACCATCAGTAACTCTAAATCCATCTTCAGATAAAAAGTATACAAGGTTTCCAACTTTAATTACGTTCTTACCTTGTACTGCTCCTACATTATCTTCTATTCTTCTAAATGAAAAGATAACATTACCACCTCTATAATCCATTCTAGTAATACGAGATTCTTGGAATATTAATCCATACTGTCCACCAGTAACACCAGTAATAGTTCCACCTTCAGGTAAAACTTCTGTATCAGATTGATTAGTTCCAGCAGTCCAAGATGTCGGACTATTAAAACTAGACCAGGCTACAGTTGTTTGTGCAGTTGGTTGATATCCTGTAACTACAAAGTTGCCTACAACAGCTGCGTGTTTAAATATAGGAGGTGATCCTCCAAGTGCAGCAAAATCAGTTGATCCATCTAATGTCCATGCTTGAGGTGCATCATCACCATTAAAAGCAATAACAACTTCTCCAAACTTTATAAAATCCCAATGACCATCAGTAGGTGTAGAGAATGTAGTACCACCACTTTCATCTACAAATGAGTTAGATGTTAGTTTATATAGTTTAGTAGCATCACCAGCAAATATAGAAATAACACCTGTATCTGATTTAAATGATGCTGCTCCTTGCGCTCTTGCTGTTAAAGCATTACCACTAGTAGTAGTAATAGATTTCCAGGGTCTATAACTATTTACAGCAGGATATACATTTAAGGCTTGTGTTGCACCAGGATTAGTGTGGTCTGGTAAATCAGGTAGCCATTCTCCAAAAGGTACTTGCATTATACGTTATCTAAATTGTTAATATTAATTCCTGATCTTTGTATCAATGGTGATCCATTATGTTTTTCTGTTTCATCCATATGTTTAATTTGATTGATTGCTTCAATAAATAACTGTCTCCATTGTGCAACAGTATCTGGTGCAATACCCCTAATAAAATTACTTGCATGATACAAACTGCCATATAAATATACAGCAGGATGATTGGTGAGTATATGATTTGTAGTCGTACTTGCTGACAGAGAGTCAAAAGCCTTGAAGTACACAAGGTTTGCTGTGTAACTTGTATCAGGGGTAGGACTGAAACGAAAGTTAGAGCCTTCAATGCTATATGCTTGAGGTGTTCCTGCTCTACTAGAGCCTTGCGTATCAAACTGTTGATATGGTGTAATATAGGTTAATTTAGTTTTACCGTTATTATTAAGGAAGAAACTTCTTACTCCTAAAAATCCTGTAGGTAGTGCTATTTGTTCAGCATTAATAGTGACTGTAGCAGTAGTCTCCATATTTCTAATTCTTAGTTCTCTATTAAACTCTGCTTCACAAAGAGCTATAAAATCAGGTATCTCTGTAGTTAAATCATCTCGTGCTAACCAATTAGCAATAGAAGATTGTAAGTTTGCATAATTATTTAAAGCCATTATAGTTTTTTATCTCCTACTCTAAAGTTTTCAAATTCGTTACTATTTATCATTCTTTTTATAATAGCACGTTGATCATCTTTATGTATTTTCCACCAATTTGAATGTCCAAATAATTCTTTGCACTTAATTTGTAATGCTATTAAAGGTATTTGAGCTATTCTTTGAAATTCACCTTTTTGTTCTGACGCTCTATGATTACGAGATATTTTATTTGCTTGTAATATAGGCGTAGTATCTTGTGTATGTTTTACTACTAACTTTCTAGTAGCTTTATCTACATGTATATCTTGGTTAGGATTATAAATATCACTCATATTATAGCTCCGTTACATCAACATCATAAGCGTCAACTAGAACTCTCCAACCATAAGTATCATTATAAAATACTAAACCAATACCAGTGTTTTGAGTTGTTATAGTTAAGTCGTTAGTAGCTCCTTGTATTTTCTTTGAGTTACGACCTACTGTCAAGTTATTGGAATCAAAAGATGCAGTTGCATCAAGTACATGAACTTCATCACCAGCACTAGGACTGGCAGGAAGTGTAATTGTAAATGCACCACCTGAAGTATCGCATAATATTTTATCACCAGCAACAGCAGTATAGTTACCAGTTTTAGTTAAGTTATAATTAATGTGTGATTTACTATCAAGTTGTGTTTGGATAGCACTAGTAACACCATCGACATAATTTAATTCAGTAGTAGAGAGAGTAGCTCCATCTAGTATTTCTAATTCTGTTTCATTGATAGATGCACTACCAATTATAAATCCTGTAGCAGTAACTGTAGAATTAAATGCAGCAGCTCCAGCTTCTGACATATCTAATGTTAATGCTGTAATATCTGATGAACTATCTGTTCCTTTGAATATAATATCAGTATCACCAGCTTGCGCATCAATAGTAATATTTCCAGAACTTGTTGCTATAGTAACAGCAGCATCACCAGTTGCAATATCATCAGCAGCAACAGATGCAGATATAGATGAATTTAAATTTGAAAATGTTATTCGTTTTGTTGTACCAGCATCAGTATCAACTACTACAAATTCATCATCATTGGCAGGACTAGTTAATGCACTCAACTCTGAAATTTTACTATCAGCCATTCTTTACTCTCTTTCTTAAAACTTTGTTTCTTTCTTTATTCTTAGATTGTTGTTGAGAAGATTTTTCTTTTACTTTTAATAAATTTACAAGCTCATCAAATGTCATTTATCTTATTGGTGTACCACTAAATACAGTACCTACAGCTTGTTCTAATCTAAGGTTAGATCCTTCTTCCATTAATAAATATGTTCTATCTTCTAATTGCAAAACTTCATTAGGAACATCTGTTCTACGATCTCTATAACGATCTTGTCCTCTAATGGAAAACTTAAACATTTATTGCGTTAGTTCTGTAACTCTTGCAGTTCCAGTAACTGATCCTACTCTAAGAAATGCTACCTTAGTAGATGGTGCAACCCTAAAGTATTCAGGTGTATAAGCAGGTATAATTAGACTTGATGATGCAGCAGTTGGTGAAGAACCAAACTCTACATAAGAATCTACAGTACAAACAATTCTAACTTCTCTAGTTTCACTATTAAACGCTGTACTGTTTGCAGCAGAAGAATCAGCAACAGCTACTGTATGATTAATATTTACTTTAAACGTACTTGGACTTTTATTTGTTGTCATATCTACTCCGTTAACTCTGAAATATATAATGAACCATTATCTGATAATTTAATAGCAGATATAATATTTCCTGCAGTTACTTTAAATACTTCATAGTCCTTTGCAGCTAAAGGTGTTTTAGCAGTTGTAGCAGTTACAGCAGGATTACTAATTGTAATAAAACAATCTGTAGTTGCATATAATCTAACATATCTTACTTGATCTGAAATAGCAGAACTATTTGCAGCTGTTCCTGTGTAGTCTACTTTTTGAACTACTCCACTTAATTTGTAATACATAATTTATCCTTAATAAAAGAGGGAGGCATAAAGCCTCCCCCTAGTTACTCTTATTGGTTGATATCTAAAATGACACCGTGTGCCGCTTCATTTCTCATTTCAAGAGTCCACTCAACTAATAGTTGCATTCTGTCTGAGTCACCAGTTTTTGCTAGTTCACTCATTGTGAAATCTCTTAAGTAAGCCGCTGCGATCATGTCGCTTTGGATTAAGAAACAAGCTTTGTCATTTGTAGTTGCCATTACTCTGTTAGGAACAATGTTAATATCACCGAAATCTGAGCTGTATACGTCAATTGCTGCGTATTCAGTTCTTGCTTCAGCAGGACCAAAACGAGTTGTGTTCGCATTGAATCCAGATATTACTTGTTTAACAGAAGGTGGTACTACTAGCATATCAAGGTCTCCACCAGAAGTGTAAACTTCTTGAATTACAGTCTTTAGAATAGTTTCTGTAAGGTCTCTGTCAGTTCCACCTGTAGGTGCAGCAGTTAAGCCAGTTGATGAGTTAAAGCCAGTAGATAAAGCACCAGCTGCATCACCGTTTGTTGCAATCCAAGTAGCAAATGAGCCGATTTCTCTAGCTGCAGTTGCAGAACCAGCAACAGATACGTTTTCTTTAATTAAAGCGAATTCCATATCTTTTTTAAGTTCTTTGGATTTTTTAGCGATTTGGTAAGCCATCTCATCCGCTCTACCAGCTGCATCAACAGCTCCTTGAGTTCCAGATATTGAGATTACTTTATCCATGATTTGTGTAAAGTTCTTAAGTCTTGCAGTTGCTACCATAGCATCTGTAGTTGCTTCGTCACCTTCAATAACAGCATTAGCAGCAGGAGCAGCTAGTGTGTCAGTTTGCCATTCGTGGGCTGTAGATGTTGCGACAGCTCTAGGAATAGCCGAAAGGATTGGTGTATCTGACGGTGCAATATTATATATTACGTCAGCCAAATCTTCTCGGATACCTGTAGTGTCATAAGTATCATACAAGTTGGTTGGTTGTGCCATTTAAGGTCTCCTTATATTATGTTATGATTTTGTTGATATACCTTGCCTAAACACATGGGCAGCATCTTGCCACCTTCCTGTTTTAGCCAGGCGTTTTTTACTATCACTCATAGCCATATCTCTACGTTCACCTTTTGTTTTAGCAGTTCCAGGTCTTAATACTTTAGGAGCATCAGCTACTTTTTTGACAACACCAGGTTTAGATTTCTGTAATCGTCTGTATGCCATTGCATCTTTTAATATTAATAACATTCTGTGATCTGTTAATCCTGCAATCTCTTGATCCATATAACCTTGATCAGATAAATATGTTTTCATATTTTGTCTAATCTCAACAGACTTAGCAGCATCTTTCATTTCAGGCATTTTAATAAACATCTGTTTTTCTTGTTCTGCTACATACTTAGCGTATTCAGTTTGTTGTTGTTGTTGAAGTTGCATACGAGTTGCTTCAAGATCTTTTTGTCTTTTCTGCATTTGATACTGTAGGCGTGATGCCTGTACAGGATCTTCTTCGTACATTCTATCAAAATCAATACTCTGTAATTCAGAGTCTAATTGGGATCTAAGTGATTGTTCAAGCGAATGTAAATTAGCCATTTGTGTTTGAACAGTTTCTCGTTCACGTTGAATCTGATCTTCTTGCTGTTTTCGCTCGATAGATAGTTCTTCTGTTTTACGAGAATAATCTGCTTGTCGTTGATATCCATTGATGAGTTCTTGATGGTTGACCTCATATTTTTGTCCGTCTATTACAACAGGGAATATGGGTTCCTCAGATGACTCTGTAGTTTCTACAATGTCAGATTCAACTGATTCATTATTTTCTTCAGACAAAGCATTTTCTTCAGGAACGGTACTGGGAGCTTCTCTTGTAGTTTGTCTTGTTGTTCGTTCTACATGCTCTTCAGCTTGCGTTAATGTTTCTTCTGTAACCGATTCGGTCTCAGTTGGTGCAGGTTGAGTGTCAGCTGATTGGTTCAACAAGCCCTTTATAGTATCTGCAGCTCCACTAACTGTGGTTGGCTGCTGTTCAGCATCAGACATATATGTCCTCCTATTTTAGGTTTTTAAGATCTTGCAGTTGTTTACTAGCAAGTTTGCCTGTATTCATAATTTCAGTCAGGTGGGATTTAACCTTATCTAACTGATGCCAGGCTACCCAGAGAGCTGTTCTAGCTTCTGAATCTTTGTAAGAAGTATTTATCATATCTTTTTCATACATCTCTTTGAGAGTACTAAATGATTCAATAAATAGACTATCTTCTAATATGGTTTTGGCTCTATTGCCTTTATCTTGTTCTCTTAGTAAATCGTTTTCATTCATCTAGAGTTATTAGGGTTAAAGAAAGTTTGTTGCTGTCTTTGTGTTTCTTCACCTATATCACCTAGTTGTGGTGTTTGTCCATCACTTTTAGATGCCATAGCTTCACGTTTGATAGCATTAGAGTCAAATTGTACCTGATATTTAGCTTCTAACTCTTTTATTCTAGTCTCAAACTCTAATATCATTTGTTGTGTTTTAAGATCTAGTTCTTTCTCTTTCACTTGCATATCAAGGATTTTACGCTGATTTTCTCCTTGTACTTGTGCAAGTGTAACCTTTTCAAATTCTGTAGGTGGTGGTGGTTGTGGAGGTGGCATTTGCGATGCACCTACGATAGGATCTGTAAAGTATGTTTCAACATTTTTCAGTCCTGCAGCTTCCACCAGTTTAGTTAATGTATTATGTACATTTCTTAAGTTCACCATTGGACCAGCAGCAGATTTCTGTAAGTTAATTGCTTGTAGTTGTCTTTCCAATATATTGTTAAGAATAACAAGCTCTTGTTCTTTACTACCTGTTCCAAGTCCTACTTGAATATCTACGTTACATCTATTGATCCATTCCATAGGCATCATAGTAACGTACTGTTCGTTTACACGAATAATTTTTTCTTTAGTTTCATGCTTGATTACAGTTTCTAGAAGTTTTTTAAATAACTCCTTGACACCTGTTTCAGCAAAAACTCGACAAATCAGCTCCACTCTTAATTGTGCTTGTGTTAATATCTGATTTATACCTGATGCAGTTTTGTTTAATGAGTCTGCATCCATACCTTGTGAGTATCTAGTAATACCTGTTCTTTGCTCT